TCACGGACCTTACGGATCTTACGTGGAACAAAGTATCTTAGTTCTTGAATACCTAAACGTGGATTCTTCTCATCAATAACAACATGATAATATAATCTACCGTCAATATACCAGCGACGGAAAATCTCATAAGCATATCTGTTGAACTCGAGAAGGTCAACACAATAGTTAAACTCGTCAGTGATTGCTTTTTTAACGTTATCTGCTACTTTCAAATCATCAAGATTGATTGAAATAACATTCTCTTCTTCAATAGCAATTGATTCGTTAACGATCTCGTCAATAGCAGCATCACACTCAGGCTGTAATGACATCTCGCGATATTTGGTAACTAACTCGGCTTCTGATCTTACTGTACCATCAAGATCAACATACGTTCCAAAAGAACCACCTGCAGATACGACAACAGCCCCATCTTCGGAATCCTTTGGAGGAGCGAACGATGGGAGATCCTGTTCTTCTTCAGGTGTCTTCTTTTTGAACTCAAAGCCGAATAGTTCCATTTATTTTTCTCCAATAAGTGGAGGGATCAAAGTCCCTCCTTCATCACTAAGATATATTATATTTATAGGACGTTAGCAGGACCACCTTCAATAGCCCCACCGTATTCAGTTACCTGACCAGCCGTAATAGCTGAAGCGTTTTCAAGAATCGGAACCCAATAATCGTAAGCAAAGTTCACAGTGAACTCTTCGATAGCGTTTGCCGAATCCCAGCTAAGACCGATGCCGCTGACCTGAGTCGGGAAAGCACCAACCAGCTGATATGCACGAAGAGGAATACCAGTCTTTGAGAACTGAGTAACGTCAACCAGAGCCTTATACTGCTCTTCAGCAGCAGTGCCAAGACGAACGTTAGAAACAATGGTATCAATAAAGTTATGCCATGCTTCGAACATAGAACGAACACTGAAATCTTCATCGTTGATAACAGTTACGTTCCAGTCAGAATATGAACGTTCACCAGCAACTTTAATCTTACGACCGAAGTAAGGAACCTCAATCGAGTTAATAGTTGACTCAGGAAGTTCTGCAGCCTTACAAGTAAAAGCAAACTTCACAACACCGATTGGCCCGAGAGCCAATGGTGCTGGAGGAGTAAGGATTACTTGGAATAGCGAGGGTCTGGCGCCACCGTAGGTGAGGCCAACTGTTTTGAATTCGTTAATATTAAAACCCATCTACTTTCTCCTTAGTTTTATTCTATTTATTAAAACTTGCCAACAACTTGCGAGAACTGAACACCTGTCGGGACAGCAACGAAGTTAAGCTGGATAAAGTTGATCGAACGAGCGGGTTTAATATAGATATCGCCGATAAACTGATTAGCGTCGATAACCTGCGGAGTGTTGTTTGTTTCATCGCAAACCACTTGGAAGTCGGTAATACCACGACGACCTTTAACACCACGAAGGTAAGGAGTGATCAGGTTACGGAACTGAGCCCGAGTAAACTCATCGTTGAACTCGAAGAGTGAATACTTGGCTGCAGTCGAAATAGCCTTTTCAAGAACGATAAACAGTCGACGAACGTTGATACGATCAAATGCCGAAGGTTTGGCCTGAAGAGTTTTATCACCGAACAGAACCGTTCCTTCACCTGGCTGAGTAACAACAGCGTTAATGCCATGCGAATAAAGAATATCACGCTCAGACTTACGTGGGTTCCAAGCAAGTTTAATAACATTCTTGATCTGACCACGATTATAACCAGCTGGTGACCACCAAGCGTCATTCGTAGCATCAGTGCGAACACACGTGCCAGCGATGTCGCCGTTAAGCGGGATCCAACGATAGATGTCGTTATAACGATCATACTGATATTTGTAACCCGAATCCATCACAGCGTAAGAAGTGCTATGAAGAGCGTTTCTCCAAGAAACAGCATCAACAGCTTCGTCGCCGAAGTTATTGAGGATTACATCCTTATCAGGTGTAAGAAGAACGATACAGTCACGACGACCGTTTGGCTTGTTTGGATCCATTGAAGAACCACCAACGATATTGTCGATCAGGTAGTTAGCAAGAGCGAAGTTCTTGACAACCTTACCAGTTGCTGGATCGAACGTTGAACCACCAATTGGCTTACCTTGAATCACCAACGAAATATCAATGTCTTCCGGAGAAGCAAAGAGATCCCATGCGGATGCCAACGTAGCAAGATCGATAGTATTTTCGTCGAAACCATCTGAACCAAGTTTGAACAGAATATCAGCAGAAACTTCATTCGTTGAAGACTCAAGAAGTCTTGCAGTTGCCGATGGAGCGCCTGGGCGATCATGAGCCCACCAAATATAACGGCAGACCTGATTGATAACGTCACGGTAATAATTACCAGAACCATCAACGTTTTTAGAATCCGTTGCTCTGGAAAGACCCTTGAACGAATCAAGAACAGTACCAGGAACACCAGTGAACATACCACCATCGTCAACAACGATAAAGTGAAGCTCGTCTTGAGCAGCAGTGTTACCGTTCAAACGCTGATATTCAGACTGACCAGGAGGTGTCTCAAATACGTTGAAGAACTCCCAGTTACGATTGATTGAACTGGTCGTGTAGTTCATACGCAGACGGTATGGATCCTGGAACGTAAGAGTAAGTGCATATGTATTAGCAGCAAACGACATAACTGAGTTAGCGTCTGGCGTAATATTAATAGCAGGACCAAAAGAAGAATCAGACAACTTAAAGGTCGTTGCATTGGCCTCTACAACATAATAGTTAGTGTTTGGCGTAAGACCAGGAATAATATCACTGTTACCAGCGTTAGTGTAGAAAACAATATCGCCATTACTGAACTTGTTATTGTCAGCAGTGATGTAGTTGAACGTGTCATTGACCATGTTACCGTCAATAATCGTCTCAACGTTAGCAAGCCATTGACCAGTCGTAACCGAAGTAAGCTGCAGATATTGGCTGCTGATGCTGCTGTTACCAGCAAGCAACTGATCACCAGTGGTGAACATAGCAGCAAGAGTCTGAGCCTGTGGGCTTGAATCGCCAGGAAACTTAAGACGAGCAGTGTTCGAACCAACACGATACTCGATGATGTTGTTCAGTGCAACGTTTGAAGAGAAACTCTCAGCACTATCGCAAACACCAACTCTCAAAGAGTTACCAAGCGAACCTGGATATTTGGCGATATAAAGAACGTCCTGATCAAAGTTGTCCTTTTTGATGATGTAATCCGTTTCGTTCTTAACTGTCTGGTTAACAAGGTTAGCAACGACTGCTTGAGCGTTGGCAAGACCAATACCAGAATATGAACTCTCTGGGCGACCGAAATACAACTGAAGCGAACCATTGGCTCCTGCAGCTTGGTTAAGGATAACAGCCGTTGAGTTGATCGAAAGAATATAAGTGCCAGTGCCTGCAGGAATGTTAGTGGCGTCTGAAGTCTGTGTAACGTACATGCCAACTTCAAGATCAGCAGTACCCATCACAACAACGTTAGAAGCCTCAACAGTCGTGCCAGTTTTGGTTGGCGTAGGACCAGTCGTGTTGGCAGCACGTGAAATCCAAATACGATTGGCGTACGAAAGGAAGTTTGCTGCAGTGAACCACGTTTCTGGGTTAAAATTAGTAGGCTTGCCGAAACGAGTAACGAGACGGTCTTCGGTGTCAATCAGAACTCTCTCGCCCACTGGACCCCAGCGAAAAACGCCAGCGAAAGCACCGTCGCTGGTAGCTACGGAAGGAACAACCGTAGTAAGGTCAATCTCAGAAACATTTACTCCGGGACTTAATTGGATGGCCATTTATCTTTCTCCCTATATATGAGAACTTTGTGTTATTCTGGTTCTTTATATTTATAAATTGGGAGATCTTAAAAATCTGAATGGTTGATGAGCCAGCTATCTGGGACGAACCTCTCGTAGGACTCATCCATCATAGTTTCGTCGTGGCCTGTTTCGACGAACCCAAAAGGAGCCAAATCTTGCTCCATGTCATCTTCCGTTTTCTCTCGAAGAGACATCAGTGTATTTATATTTGTGTAGTCTTTGAAATATTGCTGCTCCGAAAGCCAAGCAAACAACACCAGACACATCACAAGATCGTCGTGCTTGCCTGATTCTGCTTCGTAGGAGTTACCCTTCTTGGAGAACGTCGAGAGCTCGTTGATGGTATGGAAATCGTTGACGACAAACTGGTTCTGTTCGATCAGCAGCTTCAGGATTGAACAGCCGATCGTCTTGACTATCTTAGTAGTTCTAATGCCCTTATCAACATTACCGCCACCAAACCCACCAGTAATTCTCTTCCCAGAACGACCAGCGTTTTCAGTGAAGAGAACATTTTCGTATCCGAAATCGTAGTGAAGAGAGTGTGAAACCTGTTCGCCAATATCATTTACCTCCACAAGAACGGAGGCATTGTTGTAAGCCTTCGCTAATCTATGTATAGTATCTGCATAATCAATTGGAGTAACTGAGTTGTTTCGATACACACACGCCTGTTGATATGGCATGGATGTAACATCGATTAACTGGAAAGCTGAATAATCCAGACCCTTACCACGAGAAACGTCGCAGACCATAATATATACGTGGTCTTTCTCTGGTTGAAAATATTGAGTAAGACCTTCTTTGTCCTGAATAGGATTCTTGTGAACCAGTTCTTTTAGTTTCCAACCAGAGATAAGCGTACCAGAAGAACCTAAGAACTCGCATTCCATTTCCTGATTGAACTTCTCGATATCAAAGTTCATACCTGCCAGGGTATTGTTTTTCCAGTCGTCATCGCGTCCTGGCACATCTCGCCAGTTTACCTGAATAGCCTTATATCCGTTACGATCCTCGATAGCGTTGATCCAGGTCGCATAGAAATGGTTCAAACCATTAGGCGTGGAAACCAGAATAATCTTAGATTCTTTACCTGACGAAATCGTAGGATACACCGATGTGAAGAACTCATCCCAGTTGTCGATATGTGCCGCTTCGTCGATGAACAGAAGGTTGATGGTGTAACCACGAATCGCAGAAGCAGAAGTAGCAGCGGCCAACACACGGCTGTTATTCTCGAGAACGAACGATCCTTTGTTCCACTCAACCACGCCCTGTTGTAGCCATTTAGGCAGATGCTGATACGCCAGCTGAATACGTCCTAAGATTTCTCGAGCGGTGTCGCCTTTGTTGGCCAGCAAAGCGACTGTCTTGTCAGGATGAAAAATAATATACCACAGAATATAAGCACAGGTCGTAGTAGATTTACCAGCCTGACGAGCAGTAGTAACGATAGTGTATCGGTTGTTCTTGAAAGAATCAATCATGCCTTTCTGATATTCCCATGGATTAAACGTCTGTAATCCA